TAATGTTGTTATGCTACTCTATAGGTTAAATTCATGAAAAAAGTATATTATTCTTGGCAGGATGTCGAAGGACAATGCCAAGAAATTCTTCGCCAGTTACAGGCCGACTTGTGGCAACCAGACTATGTTGTGGGTTTAACCCGTGGCGGTCTGGTTCCTGCCAATTTAATCAGCCAATATTTAGATGTACCAATGGAAACACTAAAAGTAAGTCTGCGTGATGGTTCTGGTCAACCCGAAAGCAATCTGTGGATGGCCGAAGATGCACTAGGCACTAATTTAGGTGAAGGTAAAAACATTCTTATTGTTGATGATATCAATGATACAGGTGCTACACTTAATTGGATTATGCAGGATTGGCAAAGCAGTTGTTTGCCAAATGATTATAGATGGTACAAAGATGTTTGGAATTCTAATGTTCGATTTGCAGTACTGGTCAATAATGAAGCCAGTGAGTTCAAACGCATTGACTATTCCAGCATTGACATTAACAAAGCCGAAGAAGATTCATGGATTGTATTTCCTTGGGAGGATTGGTGGAAATGACAAAGGTCAATGAAATCTTAGATCTACTTCAAGAGGAATGTGCAGAAGTTATACAGAGCATAAGCAAGTGCCGCCGTTTTGGATTAGAAGATAAAAAACAAGACTTGATTCAAGAGCTAGGAGATGTTACACTATTAATTGAACTACTGAAAGCACACGGCCTATATACAGAGCAAGAATTGCATGAATCTAAAATTATCAAGTCAAACAAACTAAAGAAATGGTCAACTATATATGAGTAAAATTAAAATTGCAGAGCTGTTCTACAGCATACAAGGCGAAGGTCGTTACATGGGTGTGCCCAGTGTATTCTTGCGTACCTTTGGTTGTAACTTTAAATGTGCCGGATTTGGTATGCCCAAAGGCGAACTAAGCAAAGAAGTCGATGACATTGCCGAAGTGGCTCATATGTTTACCAAATATGAAGAATTACCATTGGTTACCACAGGCTGTGATAGCTATGCCAGTTGGGATCCTAGATTTAAAGATCTAAGCCCTATGATGGAAACAGATGGTATTGCTGATCGTATTATGGAGATACTACCGTTTGGCAAGTGGCGTGAAGAGCATTTGGTGATCACAGGTGGCGAACCTTTACTAGGATGGCAAAGAGCGTATCCAGACTTGTTAGACAATCCAGAGATGCGTGAGTTAAAAGAAATAACATTTGAAACTAACGGTACTCAACGCTTAACTCCAGAGTTCAAAGAATATTTACAGCAATGGGGATCTGCAGAAGGTCGTGAGATTACATTTAGTGTCAGTGCTAAACTAAGCTGTTCTGGTGAAGATCGTAAAGAAGCTATCCGTCCAGACATTGTCTGTGAGTATGAAGAAGTTGGCTACACTTACCTTAAATTTGTAGTAGCAACAGAAGCAGATGCTATGGAAGCTATCATCACAGGTGGCATTTATCGTGCAGAAGGATTTAAAGGTCCTATCTACTTGATGCCGGTGGGCGGAGTAGAATCAGTTTATACACTAAACAATCGTCGTGTCGCTGAACTGGCTATGAAGCATGGCCTACGCTACAGTGACAGACTACAGGTTCCGTTGTTTAAGAATGAGTGGGGTACTTGATTGCCCCCATTGGATTCGATCTATGGTGGACAAAGTAGTTTTTACTATCGAGCAGGTTGGCAGTTAAAGTTTGCATGGTTGCCACATAGATGCATACGCAGTAACAAACTTATATGGCTCCGGTATGGCTACATGGGAATGGCCATGTGGACTGGTCCTGGTACTCCAGTTTACGAATATAATTGGCATACCAAGGAAGAACATTTGATTTGGTGTTTAAAGCATGAGCGACAATATTTATATTGAACCACCACTTGTTCCTGGGCGTGAACTAAAGTATGGCATTACTGTTCCAGCTGGAGGTTGGCGAAGATCCTTTACAAAAGATTATGCAGAAAAAATTCGTCCTATAGCTGAAACACTGGCCATGCTAGACGGCAATGCCTTTACTGGTTCTTGGCAAAACTATTTGCCCGAGGCCGATGCTGTATATCGTAACAATGGTGGTGACGACGGATGGGCCGGTTGTAGCGGCTGGGTTCAACTGTTGACCATGACACAGTCGGATCCTACTCTGAAAGATCTGTGGGATAAACTACAGGCAATAATAGCGTTGAAGAAAAATGATTAACAGTAACTTTGGTTTTACTCCTTTAAAAGAAATTTGGTTAGGTGATACCTATCCAGAATCATTCTACAATCACTTACCCAATGAGATTGCAGATCCATTTAGAAAAATTACAGAACTTACTAAAGAGGACACTGGCCGACTACAGACATTTTTAGAAAGTCGCGGCATCACAGTTCGGCGTCCTGTGTTTGACAGTATAGACAACTATATTGACAAAGAAGGAAATTTAACCAAACCTCCAGTTACTCCTAGAGACAACTACTTAACATTAGGTACAACACTTTACAACTTACATTCTAAAACTACAGGTGATCCTTGGCGTCACTGGATGCAGTATTATCAACAAGCGGGAATGGATGTGCGTACACCTATTGATACAGCTATGAACTGTTTACATCCACCTAGCGTAGTTAGAATTGGTAGAGACTTGTATATTGACACTATCACACACCAAGAAACTTGGGGATACCTCAGTGAGTGGATGGTCGAGGCTGCCAAAGATTATCGCGTAAACATTTGCGACACAGGCGGACATTGCGATGCAGTTTTTTGCCCAGTAGGCCCTGGTATTATTGTAACTAGCCATTGGAAACATTCATACGAAAAAACCTTCCCAGGGTGGGAAATCTATCGTGTGCCTCAAGAGTTAAACAATTTTGAATTTAGTACTCGTTACAATCATTGGTTTACCACTAACAAAGCTGTAGATAACAATCAAGTGTTTAGTCAACATATTATAGACAAAGCACAGGATTGGGTAGGCAACGCCAGTGAAACTGTGTTTGAAGTTAATATGTTAGTATTGGATCAACACAATGTGGTGGCCATGAAAGAATACCCACCCTTGGAAAAGTGGCTAAATGAAAGAGGGATCACCGTGCATTATTTTGACCTACGCACTAGAGGATTCTGGGACGGTGGATGGCATTGTTTTACCTTAGACATTCTGCGCGATGATACTAAGGCGGATTTATTCCCTAATCGTGGGGATAATGGTGTTTACTGGCGTTTAGATTAAAAGGAAACAGTATGAAATTTTTAGATAGATTTAAAAAGAAAAAACCAGAAGTCAAGGCAGAAGCTCCTAAAAAGCCAAAGAAAACTGACAAAGAGATTGCTACAGAAAAAGGCGAGCCCTATGTGGCAATTCTTAGTATGGATATTGATCCTAATGACATTCAGAATGGTGCCTTTGAACTAGACTGGAATGATAAGTTTGTAGCTGACTTGATTAGACACGGTTATCAGATGGATAAAAAAGATACTGATGCAGACATTGTTGATCGTTGGTTCACTGCTGTATGCCGTAACATTGTATTAGAAACTTACGAACAGTATGATGCTATGAATCCCGAGCGTGATCGTCTAGTCAAGACTCGCAACCTAGGTGATGGCTATAGCGAGGTATCATGATATTATATGTAAACGGTGATAGCCATACGGCTGCCGCTGAGGCCATGACTCCTTATGCCTTTGCTGAAGATGAAAGTTCTTTATTCTATCTTGGCCGAGCTCCGCATCCTACTAATCTTGCAGTCAGCTGGGGCAAACTATTAAGTCTAACACTAAGCACACCATTCCATTACGGTTGCGAAAGTGGTAGCAGTAATTCTAGGATTATGCGTACCACTAGAGATTGGCTAAAACAATACCATTTGAATCGCGAAAAGAAATTGGTAATCATACAATGGTCAACCTGGGAGCGTGAAGAATGGTTTGACCCTGCCACACAGTTATACATTCAGGTCAATGCATCGGGTGTCGATCATGTACCACAGTCCATGCAAGAAAAGTATCGTCATTATGTTATGAGTGTGGATTGGCGCCAGAAAACCAAAGAAGCTCACGAAGATATTTGGAATTTTCATTTGGAATTGGCGTCACAAGAAGTTCCGCATATTTTCTTTAATGGTAACAATACCTTTGCCACTATCAAAGACCAAAAGGATTGGGGCACCAGCTATATTGGACCATATGATCCCGAAATGACCTTTGATGCTATACTTAGAAAAAACGGTTTTGAAACGGTTAGTCCCGAATCATACCATTTTGGTAAGGATGGCCATAGCTTTTTTCATCGTTTTATGTTAAAATACATTGTTGACAACAAATTAATATAAGGCGGTACCCATGAAATATGTCTTGATAGACACAGCTAATATGTTCTTTAGAGCAAGACACGGTGCTTTTCGTGCCAGTGATACTTGGGAAAAGATTGGTTTCGCACTGCATGTAACCTTGATGTCAGCTAACAAAGTAGCCCGCAGATTTGAAGCAGATCATGTGGTTTTTTGTCTAGAAGGACGCAGTTGGCGTAAAGATGTTTACAAACCTTATAAGGCTAATCGTGCTGTAGCTCGTGCGGCCCTGACAGAACAGCAAGCTGAAGAAGATAAGATGTTCTGGGAAACCTATGATAATCTGACTAAATACTTGTCTTCGAATACCAACTGCTCTGTGATACGCCATGAAAATGCCGAAGCAGACGACATCATAGCCCGTTGGATAGCTTTACACCCCCAAGACGAACATATTATTATTAGCAGTGACACTGACTTTGTTCAGTTAATCGCACCAAATGTTAAGCAGTACAACGGTATTACTGACGAACTAATCACCCTAGAAGGAATCTTCGATGCCAAAGGCAAGCCAGTTGTTGATAAGAAAACGAAAGAGCCAAAAACTATTCCTGATCCGGAATGGCTTCTCTTTGAGAAGTGTATGCGTGGTGACTCGTCAGATAATGTGTTCTCGGCGTATCCGGGTGTCCGCACAAAAGGAACAAAGAATAAAGTTGGGCTCCAAGAAGCGTTTGAAGACCGTGCAAAGCAAGGATACAATTGGAACAACATG